ATATTCGCCATCACAGATGGCTAAATTTAACCAAGGAGAAAGATAGATGAAGCAGATCATGTGTGACCCGCCTAGCGGCTGGAAGTATGGTTTTCCTAAACCGTTGCCAGAGCATCTTGCAGGTAACTTATCTAAGCAACCAACAGATGATTCAAATGAATATGGTGAGACTGTAATGGAATGGATTGTAAAGGAAGGCTACCCGCAGGAAGAGATTGACAAATGCGGAGAGCATTTCTGGTTACGTTATTGGGAAGCGGAGTAACTTTCATAATTTATGAAAGACACTTTTAGATATGCAGTACAGCGCATAAATATAACATATGTGTTAGTACGCATAAAACCCGATAGGGATGAATGGTATCAATAGTGATACTATTTCGTACTAATAGTACCGATTGGGTTGTTATTGTGAACCAGAGGCGCATTCACCGCCGAGCGCAGCATAACCAGCAATATCAATCCAACTGTCCTCGTGTTCCGAAGAATTAGCGAGTCGCGCTAACTTCACGCCGATCATGCACAACGCAACTTGTTCGGGTGTGACTTCATGGCCAAGCACAACTTCCCAGGTCTTCGCAATACGAACAAAATTATCTTTGGCATCCCCATAGTCTTTTGCGCGATCCCCATCAATTAAATCAGCCGCAATATTCAATAATTCCCTACGTTTCATCACTACTCCGAATTTTTTTATATATTTTTGTTGACAACCAAACTATCGAGAACTAACTTTACATCAAGAGGCAATAAAACGAAAGGAGTTTTGCCATGGATATGAAGGGTTATTATGAAGATATGATCGGATTAGAGATCGTTGGTTTTCGCTTTGAACGCGATGAACACGGCGATGATCAAGGCTGGCCTGTCTTTGAAGTGAAGGACAAGCAGGGTCATGAATTCGATCTGATTGTTTCCCGTGACGCCGAAGGAAACGGCGGCGGCTTTGTATTTGTAGAGGGGGTATAGGCCAATGGCTGACAATGATAACGCTGTTGCCGCAGAATGGCATGAAAAAAGACGGCAGTACAAAGAGACTTGCCTGAAAAATATGAGCGGCCTGAACGCCGATCAACTCAAAACCATTGAAGATGCAGTGCGCGTGTTAAACGGCGTGTTGCAGTCTATTCACGATTGCCAAGATTTGTGGATGTCTGAAATCCGCGAAATGGACAACGTGTACTGGAGATTGCAGAACAATTTCCCTAAAGCCGAAGAATTGGATGAGGAGTAAAACGATGAAGGCTATTCTTATTGATCCGAAAGAGCGGAGCATCACTGAAGAAGAATATCATGATGGAAATCTTGAGGAGATCGTTGATCTGCTCGACTGTCGCCTGATTGATTTTGTTCAAACATACATTAACGGCGATGGCCTTTATATTGATGACGAGGGCATGCTGATTGAAGATCAGTATTTCTTCAAGCACATCAATTCCGATTACCCCCTCGCAGGTAAGGCTCTTGTGATTGGGATTGGCGAACAAGGCGAGACAATCGCGCCGCTATGTAATGTCGAGGACTTGGAAGACCACATCACGTTCTTAGGCCACAGACGGAACGTACAACTTATGTATGCCAAAACGGCAGGGAGTGCATGATGATTAAAAAAGAACTTGTTGGTGATCGCAAACCAAACGGCAGAGGATTGCGTCCATTCTATGCGTCATTCTGGCTTAGTGAGCGAGTCGATGGAACTTGGTCTGTATTCAAAACCAAGAAAGAAGCGCAAGACGCATGGCGAGGTGAAGGGCTGAAAATGTCAGCCATGAACTTGACCCATGTTCAACTGACTGACCGATCTGATCTTGCGAACTGGATTAACAACCGCCGCGACAAAGATGCAGTTTTCTTTGAAAAGCGTCTGATTGAAGAAAAGCGTTTGATGCTACATGAACTTGTTAACATCACAGGAAGAGACGAAAATGACTAACTTGCGTAAAGCAGAAGACATTATTCGTCTGGCTGGACGAGTGGTAGATGAATTGCGTTGGAATGGCGCACCAGATCATGAGGTAGATGAATTCATCAACATCGTGAAACTACAGCGCAAGATGCACGATATGCAAATCGGCAGTCGCAGTCTTATCCCCCAACTTGAGGATAAGATCATCGAATTCGGGCTGGAAAGATGATGTCTTCTTTGGCATGCCTTGCCATGGCGGTTTACTTCGAGGCGCGAGGTGAACCGCTTGTGGGGCAAGCGGCTGTTGCACATGTTGTGATGAACCGTGTGAATGACAGCCGCTACCCCAACACAATTTGTGAAGTCGTAAAGCAAGGTCCAACTTACTCTTGGGCTAAAGACTATCCTGTCCGTGATCGGTGCCAGTTTAGTTTTTATTGCGATGGGAAGTCGGACAAGCCAAGAGATAAAGACGCTTATGAGAACGCCCTATGGGTGGCTCATGGAGCAATGTACGGACAAACGTTTGACCCGACAGAAGGCGCAACGCATTACCACGCTCACTATGTTTCACCAGATTGGGCAGAGGTAAAGCAAATGACCGTCCGTATCAACAACCATATCTTTTACAAATGGGAGGAATAAATGAACGTGCTATCACTGTTTGACGGCATGTCGTGCGGCCAGATTGCCCTGAAAAGGCTCGGTATCAACGTTAATCGGTATTTCGCAAGTGAAGTGGATAAGTATGCCATAAAGGTGACTCAAGCGAACTTCCCCGACACAATTCAACTCGGGGATGTTCGGAATGTCTGGTGGCCTGAAACATTTGAAGGTGCGAAGATTGATCTGCTGATCGGGGGTTCGCCATGCCAAGGATTCTCTTGGGCTGGTAAAAGACTGAACTTCGATGACCCCCGTTCGGCGCTGTTTTTTGAATTTGTTCGGGTTTTACGGGAATGCAAACCAAAGTGGTTTCTGCTCGAAAATGTCAATATGAAGAAGGAATTTCAGGCAATCATTTCAGAACAATTGGGGGTTCAGCCTGTACGCATCAACAGCAACTTGGTGTCGGCTCAGAACAGGGATCGTCTGTACTGGACGAACATCCCAGTGAAGTCATTGCCTGAAAACCGTGGAATTGTACTGAAAGATATTCTGGAGGACGGGTATACTGACCGTGAAAAGGCTCATTGTATTGACGCGAACTACTTCAAGGGCGGCAATCTGAAGTCATACTTCGAGAAGAACAGAAGGCAACTGGTGTTCGACATGGAGAATACGAACAATTCATCTGGACTCATTCTCGCAGGTGAGGCTGATCTGAAGGGGCATGGCTACAACCGCAGGGTGTATCATCCAGATGGGAAAGCACCAACACTAGCGGCGGCTAGTGGCGGCAATCTTGAACCGAAAGTGCTGTACCCAGCGTCTATCGTGGGGCGCAGGATCAAGGATGGCGTTCGTAAAGATAACGATAAGGACGTGCCGATTACGCAGTGCTTGGAGGTGCATGAGAACGACAAATCCCGCTGCCTGTCAACTGTCGAAAAAGATACGCTGTTGTCACCGTTGCCTGAAGGGCGTTATCCTGATGCCTACAGCGATGATATGCGGCTTATGTGGCGCAAACTAACCCCGCTGGAGTGCGAAAGGCTACAAACCGTGCCTGATGGGTACACCGCTCATGTGAGCAACACACAACGCTACAAAATGCTCGGAAACGGGTGGACTGTTGACGTTATCTGTCACTTGTTGAAAGGAGTGAATGATGTTTGAATTTGTTCTGGCTATATGCCTAGCATACGATATTAGCGGCGATCCCGTTAATCCGTGCATGATGGTTTCTAACGAAAAGCAATACGCCACGCTGGCGCAATGCAAATCAGAAGCGCGGAAAATGGAGATCGAATATGTGGAATTTCTGAGTGAAAAATACCCGAATGCGGCAGTCATTCAGAACGCTCCATGCGGTCGAATTCAAGGGAAAGGGTATTAACTGATTTTGGTTAACAGGTTACCTACTTACCTACTTACCTCAGGTAACCTCATTTGGCAGGTAACCTGTAAGTGTTTGAAAAACAACAAAAAGAGGTGCGAGGTTACCTGAGGTTACCTGCTTATGTAGGTAACTTAAAAGTGGCCTGTAAGTGACTGAAAACATTGAAACATATAAGGTTACCTGAGGTTACCCCCTTATAGGGGGGTGTAGGTACAGGTAACCTACACCCCATTAGGCAATATGCAACGCAACGAAAACAGGAGAACATGCGATATGCCAAAGGTCGGAGAAAGTCTTCCGAAGGAGATGACAGAAGCGGGAATGAGAAGGCTCAAACCGCAACAACAAAAGTTTTTGGATTTGTACTTGCACAAGGACATGACGCAAACTGAAGCAGCGCGACAGGCTGGCTACGCAAATCCTGGCGTTCAGGCTGTGAGGCTTCTCAGGATGCCAGTGGTGCAGGAGCGTCTGCAAGAGATGCGGCTCGAAGCACAGGCTCGGTATGGAGTGCATATCGACAAGTCTATGCGGGATCTGAAGAAGATTCGGGATGAGGCGTGGCAAGCGGGTAAATACAGCGAAGCAATTCGGGCTGAAGAACTCCGTTTGAAGGCATCGGGATTACTGATCAACAAGCAACACATCGTCAAAGAAGACATTACGCAGAAATCAAAAGACGAACTGCTTGATAAATTGGCAGAATTTAAGCGTTTAGCGGAATCACGCATGAAAGATGTGTCGGGTTCGGTGATTGAGCATGACCCGATAGGTCCAGATAATGAAGATTCGGGCTTTTCTGGTACTACATCTAGTGCGGGGGAGGCGGAGGAGGAGTAGAATTTTTCCAGAAAAAGGCCCCTCCTCGGGTTTTGCGTAGATTTGTTCGGGTTTTCGGGGTATGATCGGGTTGCGGCCTCGGGATAGGGCCGCGTTCCTCCCTTAGAAACTGCCCCTGACTTCGGTCGGGGGCTTTTTTTGTTCGGGTTCCGTGCCTACCGCAGTGTTTTGTAGGCCAGTTGTGTCTGCGGGCGGCGCTTTCCCCAAATTGTTCGGGTTTTGGCGTGCTACAAAGTGCAGCCCGTTCTTGTAGCACGCGTAGAATTGTTCGGGTTTCCTAGCAAATTGAACATCGGAAGTTAAATTTGCAGCGTGCTACACAGATGTGTGCAGCGCTGTAGCACGGTAACCAGTAGAATTGTTCGGGTTTTTGGGTTCGTGTTCCGCTTAATTATTGATTAATAGGTGGAACGCGCAGGCTGCAGTCAAAACCAAGCCGCTGAAATAGTAGAATTGTTCGGGTTTTTTGGCGCCTGGGGAACCGAACTCATAGGGATTCTGCGGGTTACGCGCCAACAGCGGTGTTTTATCCACCTTTTGTAGTCACATTGCGGTCACAAACTGCCTAGCCCTGGCCCGCTGAAATAGTACAATTGTTCTGGTTAACGCTGCGGCTTCCCTGGTTAACTTTTTTTATTTTTTTTATTTTTTTGTGTTGACGGCGTGCAATCAATGCACTATATATAATGGTAGGCAAACAAAAGGAGACTATATTATGTTTGACTTTGACACATACCTAAACGACAAAAACCGCGAAGCAGGCTGGAAGTTGGCCAAGAAAACTGACGATATGGTTGAGGCCATGAAGGGGGAGCGCAATCAGATTATGTGTGACGCCCATCCACAAGATAGGGCTTCTGAGTGGGCTGAGAGTTATGCGCCTGTATATAACAACGAACTTCTGGAGATGGCGCAGGATAATTTATGGCTCGGCCATGGTCCTGACGATAGTTGCTATTTACCTGAAGACGCACGAGATGCTTACACAATCATCGGCGCGGCTGTATATGAACACCTGCACGAAGTAGCGTCAACGCTGATCGCAGTGTGGGAGGAACGAGGTACTGATGACGAAGAAGCCGCGTAGACTATACTTTGCATACGGGTCTAACCTCAATAAAGGTCAAATGAAATACCGTTGCCCCCGCGCCAAGCCGCTGGGGGCGGCGTACCTAGTCGGGTGGCGCCTCGTGTTTCGGGGTGTTGCCGACATTGAGGAGGGGGACGAGATGGATCTGCTTCCAGTCGGGATCTGGTCAATCACGGAGGAGTGCGAGAAGTCTCTCGATGCTTACGAAGGGCGGCCCCACCTCTACGATCAAGTAAAATTGTTCGGGATGATGACCTATCGCATGACTCGGAAGTATCGGGATCGGGTCGATATGCCTAGTCAGCAGTATTACAACTGCATCAAGGAGGGATATGCTGACTTCGGGCTAGATACGGCATACTTGGAGGAGGCTCTCGGTTGGTCTAGTTACGGGAACCCAGCAGCCTGGGCTTAAATTGTTCGGTTTCCCCCTGGTACTTTCTGCGCTGGATAGTGCGTTAGCCAGGGGATTCGGGGAAGAGGCAAGTGCGAAAGTTTTAGTTCGCGTATGTCTCTTCCCTTTTTTGTTGTCCCTACACCAACATTGCCGCTGCAATCCCGTATAATTGTTCGTATTCGGCGGCGCCAGGTAATGCAGTTGCATTGCAGCGAGATAGCCTGGAGGCTATAAAACAGTACAATTGTTCGCCCAGGTGTTTCGTTTATTTCGTTGGTATATACCAAGATATATATCTTTTTTTTATAAAAAAATGTTGACCTGTGTGTTTATTTCTATATATTTATGTGTATAAAACAAACAAAAGGAGCGAACATGTACACAGTAACAGCAAAAATTCCGCTAGAGTTTGACTTCGAGACTGCGGCTAAAGACAAGAATGAAGCCTTGGAGAAGTTTTGGGACAAGATCAACGAGATGGACGGTTTGGAGTTCAAGCAGTTCTTGGCCAATAATTTGACATGCGAGAGGGACGGTAAACTTGACCCTGACGATGTGGATTGGGAAGAGGTAAAACCTTACGTCTCGGGCGAGAGGGAGTGGTACTATCGCGACCCAGATAACGGGGAGGTGTTTTTCTTTGACAACGAGGAGGAAGCGCGGGAAGCGGTTGACCGACTCAATGACAAGAGAACGGAGGGACGAACAAAGTTCACACGCTGGTATGCAACGCTGGAGTGGCGCAGTTGTCACTGGGATGAGGATGGTGAGTACATTGACGGGATTGATACAGAAGATCGGGAGGAATACTCGTACTTGTAATTGTTCGGGTTGATTCGGGATTTTGGCGGCCTGCGGGTCGCCTTTTTCGTGCGTGCTGCACTGAGGAAGACCGGGTATATCGGTACAATTGTTCGGGTTCGGGCTTACCGGGCCGGGTTTTCGGGTCGGGATATTCGGGTTCGGGTCGGGCTTTGGTTGGGATTGGGCGGATCTCCCGGGTATAACCCGAACAATTGTTCATCTTTGCTGCATGCTGCACGCTGCTTTTTTTGCTTTTTTATATAAAAAAATAACAATTGTTCTTGATAAAAGCGCAAAATACCTTATATTTATACATGTAAGGCAACAATGGAAACGAAAGGAAAATCCCATGCCATATTTACAAGACAAGTTTTTGACGTTTGGTGCAGAAATCGAATTCGCCAATATTCGCGGCCAAGATCGTTCTATTTCACAATGGCGCGATATGTTGAACAATGCGGGTTTTGATTGGATTGATATTAAATACGAGGCAACGGCAGGGGTTGACGCTGAAATTGTCACTCCGCCATTCAACCCCTATTCAGCGGCCGCAAAACAAGATATCGCTGAATTGTTCGATTTCATCACCAACAATGGCGGCCGTGTTGGTCTTGTTGGTACTGGCGGCCATGTTCATGTTGGAAATACCGCATGGCGGGTTTCAGATTATGATGGATCTGCTATTGAAACCATGAATAACCATTGGATATTGTCAAAACAGGCAATGCGTGGCGGCCGTTATCTTGATAACCCATGCCGTGAAAAGATGCCTATCGCATTGATTAAAGATTTCATAAAGCGGTATGCAATCCATCAAGGCGATTTTTCCGCTATTGTTTCACGATCAAGACGGCAAAATCGTTTTTGTCGCCCATTAGATGCTATCGCCGATCGTTATTCCAGCGCATGGGATGCGGCCGATACCATTTCAGATATGAATAGGATGCTAGGGGGTAAATTCGCGGCCGTTTCTGTTGATACATGGGCGCGATGCGGTACTGTTGAATTTCGCCAGCACCAAGCCACATTGGATAGCACAAAATTGTTTAACTGGTGCAAATTGATCGACAACATGATCATTCATTCAGATTGCAATCGCATCAATTATGGTGGCGGTATGGTGGAAACAGAAACCCCCGTCAACCCATACCGCAACGGTTCAAGAATTGGCATCTTGTGGCAATCCATGCGGGTTGATGGTGGCGCGACAACACGCGATCTTATGGCGGCAACAGGATGGACAGCAGAAACCATCCGCGCCCGCATTTCTGAAATGCGATCAACCCATGGCCAGAATGCCGTGATCTGCCATAACCAACAACACTATGGCCACGCCTATGGTTCATCTAATGATCATCATGATCTTAATGGTTATGAAGTACCCCGCACCATCATGGCGCAACAAAACGATGCCACCATCCGAATTGATCAAGACGCTGGCATCACCAGCATATGGGCGGGTTTATCGGATGAAATATTTGAATACTTTAACGCAAGACGGCAAGCCCTATCATAGGGCTTGTCGCCACCAGAAACCCCGCCACCATGGCGGGGTTTTTTATTGCCTAGGTTTCTAAGGTACCCTAGGCGACAAGGCAAAAATCGGATCGGGTTAATGGGGGTATATTAACCCCCCCTATTTTTTTGTTGACATGAGCGAGGGGTTGCGCCCTATTTCACACAAACAATCACAAGACTATTGACAATAGGGGCAATCATTGCAAGTATCTTTATGACTGGAGGATGTATTATGCCAAAGTATAGGTTGAAGATTAGTTCGCAACCAATTGATTTCATTGCGGATCACCCTCGTGAGTTCTTGGATGTGTGGCGTGCTGAGTTCCGTGCGACATATGAGACTGACGAGGAGTGGCGTAGGGTTGCGGCTTTGCTTGCCTGCGATTGGAGCGGCAAGCCCATTCGTTACAGCAACGATGATGTTATTGTTTGGGACATGATAGAACACGGAATGTTGGAGGAGATACATGAAGAAGGCTGATTATGCGTATCACCCCACGTTGAGGGGTGAGGAGATAACGTCTTTACGCAACAAGTTGGGCATGAGCATTCCTGCGATGTCCAAGTTTTTGGGTGTTAGTGAGCGTATGTACAAGTATTACGAGAGCGGTGAGGCTCCTATACCGAAGGCTGCGGGGATGGTTATTGAGGGGATGTTGTTTGGCGGGTTTAAGGAAGTCAAAGGTACCCTGACCTCCTTTGACGAGGAGCGTATGCGGGTTTTATCTGACAGTTTGTATAAATATGCTCATGCTGCGGAGTGGGATCCAGCCATGGTTAGCAAGTTGTTGCGGCAGGCTTCGGATGAGATTGATCTCCTGTTGTCAAAATTTGAATCATAGCGTATTATTCGTAGAAAATCATTTTTGAGGGTTTTCTCTGATGTCAAACTTTATGGGTCCAATGGCACCACCACAGGCTGCGCCTCAGACGCCGCCTCAGATGGATGTTAAGAGTTCACCGAGTCAGAGAGCGCAGTTTAAGAATTTTATGCGTGGCATGAGTATGCCGCAGTTATTACCGAACATAGGCATGGGCGTTCCTCCTGAGCAAACGAGTTTTGCGCCCATGCCACAAAACCCTATGCTGGACGTTGATATTTTCTCAGCGCCTCCGCAGATGTTTTACGCGGGCGGCCCTGTAGGCGGTGGTGCTGATGCGGGTCAGATGGCGGCGGATGCTTTCTCTGGCAAGCCTGACAATCAGCAGGACGGTCCATCTGGCGGTGTTTCCGATCCTTCTGGCCCTGTACCTGGTCCTGGTGGTATGGCGGATGCGTTGAGCGACATTTTGAATGCGGCTCCTGTTCCAGCACCTGCCCCTGCCCCTAATTACAATTTGCCTCAGCAGGACATTATGGATTCCCTGAACGTACCCGCCCCTGTTCAGGATGTTGTTAACATGGCAACGCAGGGAATTAGCGTGCCTGGGCCTTTGGGTATTGGCAGTGTTAACATTGCGCCTGATTTGAGTGGCCTTTTGAGCGGCGATATTGGTTTGGGTGCGACTTATGCTGTGAACTTCTATAAGGGCGGTGAAGTTGACGGCAGGGAGCGCGGCATAGCGGCTGGTGCTATGGGTGGTGCTGGTCCTGCGGCTGATCCTGACAATATTGGCGCTGGTGCTGGTGCTAACAGTGGTGCTGGTGCTGATAAGAATGATGGCGGTGAGTACACGGCCGACCAGCAAAAAGCGATTGATATGGTGAATGAGTCGATTGCGAAGGCTATTGGCCCTGATCCGTTCGACCGTCCTTTTGGTTTTGAGGCTCCTCCTTCGCAGATCCCTGATGATGATAGCGGGGACAACTTAAACGACCCGAATATTTTTGGTGAAGAGGGTGGCGTTGACGTTGTTCAGGATGCTTTTGGTGGTGATGCCAAGGCGGCCGAGGCGTTTATCGACAAGGTTATGCGTGTTCCGACCACTTTGCAGAAGACTCCGAGCCTTTTGGGTTATGGATTGGGTCACACCATTTTGTCTCCTGAGTCATTCACTGATGCGATTAGTGATTTTGTCGAGAAGGGTGGTCAATACAATCCTGAGACTGGCAACTTGGAAAGACCGCAAGGCAAGGGCAAGATGTCTATGAATGCGTTTGGCCTTACGACTTACAGCGGTCCTACTTCAGACGATCCTTTTGCGAATGTTGGCATTAGTTCTGAGCCTGAGGATCGCATTCTTGAGCCATTAGCGGCGGATGAGGTTGATCCTTGCCCACCTGGCTATGAGTTGAAGGATGGCACATGCGTACCAGTAGCGCCGAATCAGATTGGGAATGTTGTGACTCCTCCCACGACAACCCCTCCACCACCTGCTCCGAGCGTACTGGTACCATCCACCCGCCCACCTGTAGGCCCACTTCAGGGTCCTGTTTCGTATCGTCAGCCAGTTGGTTACAATCAGAGCGCCATTTTGACGCCTGAGTATTTCCAGAGTTTATTGCGTCCAATCGGCATGCAGGCTGGTGGTGAGGTTTTGGATAAGGCGGCTGGTCAGTTTCTTGAGGCTATTAGAGCCGCATAGGGGCTATCATGGAAGGGCATAATCCTTTTGATATTTCCGTTGAGTATTTAACGGAAGAAGAGCGCATCAGGCTAAGTGATTTAGTTGATGCTTTTGAGCATGTTGATCAGCGTGATCACATGCAGGAAAACTTTTTGGATTTTGTTAACCATGTTTGGCCGAGTTTTATTGCAGGTCGCCATCATAGAATCTTCGCAGAGAAACTCGAAAGAGTTGCCCGTGGCGAACTCAAGCGTCTTATCGTTAACATGCCGCCGCGTCATACGAAGTCTGAATTTGCGAGTTACCTTTTTCCTGCGTGGATTATGGGTAAGAGTCCAAGCACCAAGATCATTCAAGCAACGCACACGGCGGAGTTAGCCGTTGGTTTTGGCCGCAAGGTCAAGAATTTGATTGATAGTGATGTTTACCGAGAAGTTTTCCCAGATTTGCAATTGGCTAGAGACGCAAAAGCGTCAGGGCGTTGGAGTACGGATAAAGGCGGCGAGTATTATGCTGTTGGTGTCGGTGGCGCTCTCGCTGGGCGCGGTGGTAACTTGGTTATTATTGATGATCCTGTTTCTGAACAGGATGCCATGAGTCCAACGGCTCTTGATAACATTTACGAGTGGTACACGTCAGGTCCACGTCAGCGTTTACAGCCTGGTGGTTCTATCATCATTGTGATGACGCGGTGGAGTATTCGTGACTTAACTGCGAAGGTTTTGCAGAAGCAAGCAGAGGGGGGTGCAGATCAATGGGAAGTGGTAGAGTTTCCAGCGATATTTCCAGACACGGACGCCGTTTTATGGCCAGAGTTTTGGAGCAGGGAAGAGCTAGAAGCCGTCAAAGCCTCGATTCCCGTAGGCAAGTGGAACGCTCAGTACCTTCAGAATCCGACAGCGGAAGAGGGGGCGATTGTCAAGCGGGAGTGGTGGCAGGTTTGGGAGAAGGAAGACCCTCCAGCAGTTGAGTATATCATTCAGTCGTATGATACGGCTTTCACGAAGAGTGAGCGTGCTGACTTTAGCGCAATAACGACTTGGGGTATTTTTTACCCTGACGAGGGGGATGAGCCTGCGATTATTCTGCTGGATGCGGAGAAGGGCAGGTGGGAGTTCCCCGAATTGAAAGATGCTGCGTTGCGTCTTTACGGTGAGTTTGACCCTGACATGGTTTTGATTGAACAGAAGGCTAGTGGTACGCCATTGACCCATGAATTGCGTCAGATGGGGATTCCTGTGAGTGCATTTACGCCTGGTCGTGGTGCGGATAAGTTTTCGAGGATGAACGCTTGTTCGCCTGTATTTGAGAGCGGGATGGTGTGGGCGCCTGAGACGCGGTGGGCAGAGGAAGTCATTGAAGAATGTGCGGCTTTTCCTAACGGAGAACATGATGACTTGGCGGATTCGATGACTCAGGCTATACTACGGTTTCGACAGGGCGGTTTTGTACGAACTCGCGCTGATTATGATGATGATGATATTCAGACTTACAGACGGCGCAGGGAGTATTACTGATGGCTGACAAATTAGACGAAATGATCGCGATGGTTAAGAACGTCTCCGAGGCGGATCGCCTTGCGAAGATGGCTCGTGTAAAAAACCCTCGCAGCAAAGGCAGTATGGCTGGCGATGTGACTACGGGTCTTGGTCGTTCTAAGAAGGACATGGAAAAGATCGCTCGTGGAGGCGCTAAAGAGATGAAGTATGGCGGAAAGGTAAAAGGCTATGAGTCTGGCGGGAGTGTTGGCGGCATGTGCCGTGGTGGCCGCTCTGCTCTTCGTGGTACTAAGTTCAATGGGGTCAAGTAATGAAAGACAAGATTGACGGCAGAACCCCACAAGAGATCATGTCTATGGCTCGGATTGACATCACCAATCTGACCGACAAGCAGTATGATTTCTATAAGCAGGAAAAAGAAAACGAACGCAAGCAGCCTCGCAAGTATGCAGATGGCGGTGCTGTGGGTTCTTCTGGTGTCATTCGCATCGAGATTGATCTTGGTGCTATTACTGGCAACGAGGGGTATGACATGGATGATGTCTGCCCTATTGCCACGCAGGATGAGGAATTAAACGCTGAGAACCGTGAGGTTGCTGAGGATGATTACTCATATGGTGAAGCGACTGCTACTTGGGAGAATAAAAATGCCAAGTGTCGCACTTGTGAATATTATGACATGAGCGACCGTATGATGGACTGCATTGGCTCTGATTCTGATGTTGGCTATTGTACGAAGTTGCACTTTGTTTGTTCTGCCGAGAATGTTTGTAACCTGTGGGAGATCGGCGCTCCCAAATCTGAGATGAACCCAGGCGATGATGGGAACTCAAGAGATATTTTTTAATGGCGGATCGTGAGTACAGGCTTGATGAGGTTTTAGACCCATTTGATTTTGAGAAGTATCCTTCGATGTCTTCTCAGGTCATTGAAGCCTTTCCGTCTGCTTTTGGTGGCGATGATCCTAATCTTCTTCAGACAGCCAACCGCGTAATGGTTGGCGGTCCATTAGACTTGTTTGATTTAGCGCTTCGTTCTGGCGACACTGGCATGCGTGGATTGGCAGAGGGTGTCGAGTATGGGACTGGTCTTGAGGGCATAAGGCGTGATATATATGGGTTGTTGACGGCTGGTGGCATGAGTGCTGGAACCAGCCCTTCTTCCATGCGCTTTAGCAAGCGAAACCCCTCTCGCGATGCGCCCCAGCCGTCAGCACCTGATTCTGGCATCATGAAGGCTTTGCCAGCCCCAGAGCCAAAAAAGGCTTTACCTGCGCCTAAGAAAGAGGCTTTGAAGGGTGAAATTGTTTCTGGTGCAAGCGATAATTATTTGCGTTTGAAGGCTGAGAAGGACAAGGCTCTTTCTGATGCTCGTAAGACGCAGTTGCAGGAAGACATGAATCTTGAGGCGTTTCGTGATTCCCTCAAGAACATCGAGAATGTGGTGGATGAAGAATTCACGCTTGTTTCTAGGGATATCATTGGCGCAACCCCAGAAGTTCGTGATTTCATGGAGGCGTTAGAGGATTCTGTTCTTTATCGTGTTGACTACGAAGGAATGAGCATGGCTGATGCTTTGCTTGCTGAGATGCCAAAGCATGTTGAGTATTATAACATGGGTTATAACACATTCTTCGACTCGAAGGATTTGATCAAGCGTATTGCTCCGCGCTTGGATGAGTATGGTTATGGAGTTACAAAAGACTTACGCCGCCGTGAGGAAGGTGATAAGGCTCGAAGAGAAATGGAAAACCGTAAGGCTAGAGCGATTGATGCTCAGAAGAGGGCAGAGGCGGAGAGAGCCATGGGCATTACTCCTGACATGACTCCTGAGCAAAAAACTGCTGCGATTGTCGCGGCAAGGGAAAAAATCATGCGTGAAGCGACTCAAGCGCAGAATATGGCGTCTGGCATGGGAATTCCTGACGAGACATCACCGATGCCTCCAAAATTTACTATCATTGAAGGTGGAAAGGTAGACTAATGGCTGTTGAAAAAGGTATTGGATCTGGTGGTGACCAGCCCGTAACTGCGGCAGAGCAGGCGGAGATTGATGTCATTGAGATGCCTGAGGTTCCCAACGTCATGGAAATGGATGACGGCAGTGCGATTGTTGGCGAGTTTGAAGAGGAGCAGGTTGATGTTTCTCAAATTCCTTTTGACGCCAACCTTGCTGAATACATGGATGAGTCTGATCTGAAGAAAATCAGTTCTGATCTTATTGGCGATATTGAAGATGATATGTCTTCTCGTCAGGATTGGGAGGACACCTACAAGCGTGGCATTGATCTTTTAGGCATGAACTATGAAGAACGTTCTCAGCCATTTGAGGGGTCTTCTGGTGTTGTTCACCCGCTTTTGAGTGAGTCTGTAACGCAGTTTCAAGCGCAGGCTTATCGTGAGATGCTTCCTGCTGGCGGCCCTGTTCGCACGCAGATCATTGGTTCTGAAAACCCTGAGGTTGTTCAGCAGGCCGAGCGCATCAAGCATTATATGAACTACATGATTACCCATGAGATGGAAGAGTATGATCCAGAAACGGATCAGATGTTGTTCTATCTGCCGATTGTTGGCTCTGCTTTCCGTAAGGTTTACTTTGATCCTATCCTTGGCCGTCCTGTCAGCAAGTTTGTTCATGCCGAAGACTTGGTTGTCCCTTATGGTGCGACTAGCCTACAAAGCGCACCTCGTGTCACGCACGTCATTCGCATGGACTCAAACGAAGTTCGTAAATTGCAGGTGAGCGGTTTTTATCGCGATATGGATTTGCCTGAACGTTCTGGCGCTGAAGACTACAGTGAAGTTCAGGAAGCGATTGATGATGCTCAAGGGGTTCATTACTCTGGTGGTGATGGCGAGGAAGTGGAAATCTACGAGGTTCACACCGAACTTGATCTTCCTGGCTTTGAAGACCCAGATGGCATCAAATTGAACTACATTGTAACGATCCTTGAATCTACCAATGAGGTTCTTTCTATTCGCCGTAACTATGACATGGAACGTCCCATGCAGAAGAGGCAATACTTCGTGCATTACAAGTTCCTGCCCGGTCTTGGTTTCTATGGCTTTGGCTTGACCCACATGATTGGTGGCCTTGCACAAGGCGCTACCAGCCTTCTGCGTCAGTTGATTGATGCTGGCACGTTGTCCAACCTCCCTGCTGGCTTTAAGGCCCGTGGCGCTCGTATTCGTGATGAGGACACTCCTTTGAGTCCGGGTGAATTCCGTGACATTGACTCCGCTGGGATGGATATTCGCCAGTCGATCATGGCACTGCCATTCAAGGAACCCTCTGGAACGCTCTACAACCTCCTAGGAACGCTTGTAGACTCTGGGCGTAGGTTTGCCTCCATGGCAGACATGAAAGTGGCTGAGATGGGCGGAGAAACGCCTGTAGGCACTACTATGGCCAT